TTTTTTATGTCCATGAAAGAAATATTTTTGCATTTATTTTTGATATACAAGATAAATTTATATATTAGTGTTTTATAACTTAAAATCATAACATCATGTTAGAAATTTACAAAAAAGCTGAAAACAATTACAGCGAGAATCCAGAGGGATTAAGATTATCAATTTTAGATTCCTTGACTGATTTGTGTTGGAACATTAGTTCCGTAAAGAAAGTCATTGAGATGCTGAAGGAGGAGATCATCAGTTACACATTAAAGGAGATGACAACTCACATTGAAGTGAGAATCACAGCATTAAAAGAGAATGAGGAGGAGTTGAAAAGATTAACTACTTATTTCAATGAATTATTAACACTTTTAAACAACAAATCATGAAGAAGGCAATTGCAAAATTATTAGGATTCAAGAAGGTAAAGAAGGTAGAGAAGAAATACAATGTATTTGTGGGCCCAAAGGTACTCCAAGACATTAAGAGATGGGAGGAGCAAAAGAGTGAGTTGATCATCCGTAGCAGTTTCAACAGGGATCTTTACTATAAACTTTTAACACTTAAGCAATCATGAAAACTTATTACTATTTCAAAGTCAAAGGAACAAAGATTGGATCTGAAAAGCTACAAAGACAGGTTAATTTGGCTTGTATGAGGATAAAAAACAAAACAGGATATACAGGAGGATTCACTGTTCAAACTGGTTTAAGTGATAATGATTTTGTTAATGACAGAATCACATTGGTAATCAAAAAACATGATTTATTATGATTGCAGGATTTGAACACCATACAGAGCCATTGACAGATTATGAGAGGGATGTATTGTTACCTGTTATTGTTAGAGGATTAAGAGCAAAGATTGGATCAGGAATGGCAATCACTAATAAGCAGATCCAGGATAAGTTGGAGGAGATTGGATACAAGAAGTTGAGTGGGCCAAGAGTGAGAAAAATTATCAATTTTATACGTATTCAGGGATTGATTGTTAATCTGATTGCATCATCAAAAGGTTATTACATAGAGAATAATATTGAGGAGAGGAGAAAATATGTGCAGGGAGTTAAGGACAGAGCACAATCTATGTTAGCATCATTAAAGAATATTGAGATATGAAGTACGCAAAGCAAATATTAATTGAGGAATTAAGGATATTGAGAAAGGCAATTGCATATAGTGATTGGAGCCAGTATAAAGAGGCATTGAAGATCAGAGAAGATAAGTGCAGGGATCTGGAGAATGCAATCAAGTTAATTGAGGAAAAAAAAGATTAATTATTATTAAAATTATACAAAAATGAGTAAGTTAGCAGATATGGATAAAATCAAGGTTGCAGATAAGTATTATTTGAGTATTGATGATTATGCCAAGTATAAAGGTAAGACCAGAAAAACAATCTATAATTGGATTGATGATGGAAAGGTAACAGTCAAAAAAATACTTAATAGACAGTTTATTGAGCTTTGATTTTTTTTGTCAAAAAATTACATATAGTATAAAATGAAAGGATGGATAAAAATACATAGAGAGATCCAGGATCATTGGTTGTGGAATGAAAGGAGAGAACATTCCAGAGCAGAGGCATGGATTGACATTTTATTAACTGTTAATCATGCAGAAAGCAAAGTGATGATTAAAGGCCATTTATACACCGTTAAAAGAGGAGATAGTGTAAATAGTTTGGAAACATGGGCAAAGAGATGGAATTGGACAAGAGGCAGGGTAAAAAGGTTTTTGGAATTACTAAAAAATGACTCCATGATTGAAATAAAAACAGACACCAGAACGACACAGCTAACTGTTTGTAATTATGATAGTTACCAAGATGAGCGAAACACAGATGAACATCAAACAGACATCAAACAGACATCAAACGAACATCAAACAGACACAAACAAGAATGTAAAGAATAATAAGAATGTAAAGAAGAATAATATAGAGTCTATTGATCCAGATAAACTAATGAAATTCTTTAATGAAACATTTGGAAAAAGGCATGAGGTATTTTCAGATGCTAATAAAAGAAAGTTTAATAATTTATTAAAGAAGGGATATAAAAAGGAGCATATTATGAGAGCCATGATAAATGTTAGTAAAAGCAAATGGCATCAGGAAAATTACAATCATAAAATTACAATCAAGTATTTCACAGATCCTAATCATATAGATGAGCATGGATATGAAACTCCGAAAAAAAATAAGTATATTCCAACATTATAAAACTTAAAACATGACAAACATTTTTGATAAGGCATTGGGCCTAATCTTTACATTAAGCAAGGGAGAGCAACAGGAATACATTAGTAAATTAGAGTTTGATTGGTTTAATAGCAATCTGCATCAGAATGTATATAGGGCCATTGAAGAAATCACAGATAATGGACATTTAGTTGATTTAATGAACTTAACTGAATGGTTAAGAGAAAATAATTGCCTCGAAAAAGATACCATCATAAACATCAGTAATCTTGCATCCTGTGTTGAGTTCCATGAAACACTAAATAAAGAAGGGATCCTCAATGAATGTTGGTACAAATATTCAGTTAGAAAGGTGCAATTAATGCTCCAGAATATCAATGGAGAGATGCAGTCATCCGATCCAAGAAGAAAATATATACTGGATGAAGTAAGTAAGGTTAAAGATTTATTGAGTGATAACAAATCAGTTAAACAGATAACAAATCTGGAGAGCATTGAACAGGTTATCTACAAACACAATCAGGCAAAGTTAGGCATACCTTTAGGATTAGAGTTGGGATGGAAGGCATTGGATGGAGAGTTAATATTGGAGGCAGATGATGTGATGATAGTTGGAGGAAGGCCTGCAATGGGCAAAACAGCATGGGCAATATCATTGATTAGAAACCTATGTTTTAATGAGAAAAAAGTGGTTGTGTTTTATTCATTAGAGATGGCCCATGATAGGATTGTGAGGAGAATAATCAGCAACATAACAGGAATTAATTCAAATCATATCAAATACGGTAAATGTTCAGATAGTGAATTGCAGAGGATTGAGGAGCTCAAAAAGGATAAGTGTTGGGATAACTTGATAATATTTGATGGGAGCCATACAACAAAGGATATAGAGGCCAAATTGCAGACAGTAAAGAATAAGAAGAAAATTGATCTATTTGTGATTGATTACATCCAGAAGATAATGCCATCCAAATCTGAAAACAGGTATCAAGAAGTTACAAAGATCAGTAATGATGTAAAGAGAATTGTAATGAGCCACAGGATACCATGCATTGGATTGGCACAGTTGAGCAGGGATGTTGGAAGGACAGGAAAGAGGCCATCATTGCCTGATCTTAAGGAGTCAGGAGAGATTGAGCAGGATGCAAGTATTGTAAGTTTTCTGCATAGGCCTGAATATTATGGGCAGGAAGTGGATGAGGAAGGAAACAGCATGGAAGGAGTTGGAGAGTTTATTATCACAAAGAACAGGGATGGAGGAATTGGAATAAAACAAATGGATGTTAGATTGGCAACATCAGAATGGAATGATATTGATGATACCATAAACAGATCAAAGGAGCAGATTATTGATTACTATGCAGGAATGAAACCAAATACAAACATACCTTTTTGATGAAACCATTAAAAGATAAAAAGTGCAGATCCTGTGGAGTGATCTTTACTCCATACAAATCAACACAGGTTGTATGTTCGACAAAATGTGCAATTGAATACTCTAATAAAAAGATTAAGGCACAGGCATTAAAGAAGGCCAGAGCAGAGAGAAAGAAATATTATAAGGATAATATGACTTTGAGTGATTGGAAAAAAAAAGTACAAACAGTTTTCAATAAGTATATCAGATTAAGAGATGTGCACAAAGGTTGCATAAGTTGTGGTGCATCATTAGAAAATAGGAAGTTTGATGCAGGGCATTTTTTTCCAACAACCTATGAAGGATTGAGATTTAATGAGATGAATGTACATGGGCAGTGTGTTCCATGCAATAGAGATAAGCATGGAAACATCCATGAATACAGAAAGAGGATTACAAACAGAATATCAAAAGAGGAGCTCCAGTGGTTGGATGATAACAGGCATTGCAAATTGAAATTAAGCAAACAGGATCTGGAGGAGTTATTCAAAGAGTATAAACAAAAAATTAAGGATCATGAAAGAATTTGATGATGTTGTGGATCAGATTACAGGGATAGTTGAATGGTACAGGAATCTGGAGATGGATTACACAGGAATCAATGATCTAATGTATCAGAGAGTCCAATTAGTTACTCTGTTGAGTTATTATGCATCAGAATTGGGAGATGCGAGGATACAATGGAAAAATGCAGAGGCAGAAACAGAAAGAGTCAGGAGGGAGCATACCAGGAAGTACATTGAGGCAGGATTTCCAATGAGTAAGGCATCAGAGTTGGGAAAGTTTTACAGCACAGATGAGTATGTAAGGGAAAAGCAGTGGGATGGTATATTTAATCAGATGAGATATTTTTATGAGAATACCACATCCATCATTGATGCCATGAATCAGCATATTAGTAACTTGAAAAGGGAGGAGCAGTATCAAAAAAATGCAGATAATTAACTTATATTTTGAATATACAAGATAAATTTATATATTAGCATTATACTTTTAAAAACATAACAATCATGGAAAATTTAAAATTAAACATCGGAGATTTAGTAAGCACTGAACAAGACCATTGGAAACAATATATCGGAAAGGTTATTGACATAACAAGAAAACCAAATCCTTTTGGAAGTTCTGACAAATTGTTGACTTTTTATCGTATAGAATACGGTTGGCGAAAGGGAAGTTTTGAAACTTGTTGCACATCAATTTTGACCAAAATTTAAAATAAAAATTAATCATAAACATAACAAAGATGGCACAGAAAAAAGCATCAGTATTTGAATCATTGAACAGTATTAATGTCAATGACAAAACAGAAAAAAAAGGAAACCTAACATACCTATCATGGGCGTGGGCATGGGCAGAGGTTAAAAAACTTTATCCAGATATTCAAAGAACAGTTTACGAATCAGAGAATGGAATCAATTACTTTACAGATGGCAAATCATGTTGGGTAAAGGTTGGAGTAACAATCAATGGATTAGAACATATCGACTATTTGCCTGTGATGGATTTCAGGAATAATTCAATCTTACTTGATAAAGTAACAAGTTTTGATGTGAATAAAGCAATCCAAAGGAGTACAACAAAGGCATTAGCATTACATGGATTAGGACTTTATATCTATGCAGGAGAGGATCTTCCAGAGGGATATGAGCCACCTGCACCTGTTAAGCCTAAATTGGATACCAAGAGATTAAATGGAGCATTAGAATCAATCAAAAATGGGAATTATACCTATGACAAGTTGATGGATACTTTTGATCTTACAGATGCCCAAAAGAAAAAGGCAGATAAGTTCATCAAGGAGCTCCAAGAGGCAGAGGCAGAACAACAAGAAGAATTAACAGAAACAACAGAAAACAATTAAAAACATGGCAAATTTAGTAGTAAGATGTTCAGAGTTGAGTAAGATCATGACAAAGAGCAGATCAAAAAGTAATCCATTATCAGAAACCACAAAAAGTTATGTGATGGAAAAAGCAAAAGAGGCATTCTTTGGTATTAGGCCAGAGATTAGCAACAAGTACACAGAAAAAGGATTATTAAATGAGGATCAAGGAATTGAGATGGTTAATCAAGTACGATTCATGGATTTTAGAAAGAATCAGGAGAGAAAGAATCTTGATTGGTTGACTGGAGAATGTGATATACTTGGAGATGAGAGAATCATTGACATAAAATGTTCATGGAGCTTTGAAACATTTCCCGCATTCCAAGAGGAGGCAGAGAAATCTGTAAAGAAGGCAGGATATGATTGGCAGATGAGAGGATACATGATGCTGTATGATAGAAATGTGGCAGAGGTTGTCTATTGTTTAACAACTACTCCTCCAAGTTTATTGAGCCCATTTGATGTTCCTGCATTGCATGATGTGGATCATATTGCAATAGAGGATAGAATGACAAGTGTAAAGGTTGAAAGATGCAATGTATTAGAAACCGAAATATACAATCAGTACAAATTGGCCAATGAGTATTACAAGGAATGTATGGCAGAGTTAGAAACAAAACGTAAAAAATCACAATCATGGATATAAAAGGAAAAGTTATCAGAATATTTGCAAAGCAACAAGTATCAGAGAAATTTGCAAAGAGAGAGTTTGTAATTGCAACAGAGGATAAGTATCCACAGCAAATCATTATGCAGGCAACACAGGAAAGATGTGAGTTGTTGGATAATATTGCAGTTGGAGAGGAAGTACAAGTGTTTTTTAACATCAGAGGAAGATCCTGGACAAATCCACAGGGAGAGGAAAAGTTCTTTGTTAGTTTAGATGCATGGAAAATCACAAATGAATCTGCACAGAGCTTTGATCCAATGAATCAGAGTGCATCATCCAGAGGAGGAATTGAGCAAAATTTCATTGAAGATGCAGTAAGTACATTGCCATCATTAGATGATGAAGATGATGGATTGCCATTTTAAGAACGTTTAAAGCATTATTATGGAAAAGATAGAGCCAATATCCAAAGAGCAAATAAAGTTCCTTATACGGGATTGCAGGGCCATTATAAGGCAACACATGAAGGATAATAGCATGAGCATTCATGCATTTGCAAAAAAATGTGGCATACATCCTGCACAATTGCACCTATTTTTGGATAATAAAAGAGGATTGAATCTTACAACAATGCAAAAGATAGCAGATAAGATCAGTTAATATTAGGAGGCCCAAATACGGGCCTTTTTTACTTTTAAAAATTACAGATGATTGATTACAATAAAATCATGGCTATTGAGTACGAATGCAACAATCTGGATGTATCAGATTTAACATTCAATAGTTATATGTTAGATGCAAAGATTGCCAATAAGTCAATGATAAATAAGCAATTGAAGATCCTCCTTCCAGAGTGGTATGATAAGTTGGAAAAAGTCAATTTTACTCCATACAAGTATCAAATGACTAAAAAGCACATCATAATACCATATGACAACATACAGCATTTTTTTAAATACAGGTAACAGAATAATTCATATATTAGTGTAGTTATGTTTTAGAGTTATAGTGATATGAGGGATTGATTTCTGTGATTGATTCCTCATTCACATAAAGCATAATAACACACCAAAAGATTATATCATGGAGAATGAAGAAAAAAAAGCAAATGTTTTTTTAAGGATAGCAGGGTATTCAGCTATTGTATTAATGTTCCTAATCTGGATATTGGACAGGGCATTACATTTATTATTACCACATAGAGAGCATCCACAGTTCACATCATGGGCCAAAGATGCATCCAATGTTAAGTACACTTTTGCAAGGGTATTAATATTCCTTATTCCTATTATCATATTTAAGTGTGTTGGATAATTAATCTTGTTTTTCTATATTTTATTGAAAAACGTGAGAAAAACGTGAAATAATGAGATTATGGCAAGAGAAGATAATTTAAAAAAATTTAGTTCTGATTATCAGCCTAAAAAGAACGGAAGGCCTAAAGGAAGAAAGAACAGATCCACAATTGCTCGTCAATGGTTAGAGGTTAATCAGAGCCTAAAGAATCCAATAACTGGAGAGAATGAAACAATGAGCCAAGAGGATCTAATGACATTGGCATTGATTAAAAAAGCAAGGGAAGGAGATGTATCAGCATACAAGGCATTAATGGATTCAGGATATGGAGCTCCGATTCAGGTAGTGGATCAGAATCAAACAACAATGGACTTATCAGATTTAACAACAGAGGAGATACGGAAGTTCCTTGATAATGAATAAAAAGGATGCAATTAAAGAACTTTTAAGGAGGGAACTTGCAAAGAGAGATTTTTGGGAGTTTTGTCTATTTTATGAAAGAGAGTTCTTTACCAAAAGGCCATTTTTAAAAGAGATTGCACAGGGATTCCAAAAGATTGAGGAAAGGCAGATCAACAGCTTATCAGTATCAATGCCTCCAAGAGCAGGTAAATCATTCATAACAACATTATTCAGTGCATGGACATTGGGCAGGAATCCAACAGAGAGCATCATGAGGAATACCTGTACAGCAACATTGTATCTTAAATTCTCTTATGATGTACGAAACATCCTCAAAACAGATAAATTCAAGGCCATTTTTCCAGAGGTTGGATTGAGTGATGATAAGGCAAATTTGCAGGGATGGAATACAAATCAATCAAAACAGGTTGGTTATTTCGGAGCAGGAGTTGGAGGAACAATCATTGGATTTGGTGCCACAAAACTTGCAATTACAGATGATCTATACAGAGGA